AACTCACATGGCTAATACAATCAGTAAAGCGTTTGTCCAACAGTTCCAGGACAACCTAATCCACCTAGCATCACAAAAAGGTTCGCGTTTACGCGCATCAGTAACCGAGCAGTCAGTAACAGGCGAGAAGTTTAACTTTGAACGTCTTGGTAATGTCGCTGCTGTCGTCAAGTCTAGCCGTCACACTAATACGCCAGTGTTGGAAGTTCCACACTCTCGTAGGACTGCGACCATGACTGACTATCACTGGGCCGATCTCATCGATGATGAAGACAAGGTTCGTATGTTGGTTACTCCTGAGTCTCACTATGCCAAGTCTGGCGCTAACTCAATGGCTCGTGCATTCGATGATTTAATCATTGCTGCTGCCACTGGTAACGCTGTCGATGGTGATGGATCTAACGTGGCATTGCCTAATGGTCAAAAGATCGCGCATGGTTCTGCTGGTTTAACCCTTGCTAAATTGATCTCTGCTAAAGAGATTCTTGATGGCAACGAAGTAGACGAAGAAGAGCGTTTCTTTGTGTTGGGTTCTCAGCAGGTTTCTAACTTGCTGAACACCACAGAAGTAAAGTCTGCGGATTACAACTCTATCAAAGCTTTAGTTCAAGGCGACATTGATACCTTCATGGGTTTCAAGTTCTTGCGCTCAGAGCGTTTAAACCTTAACTCAACCCAGCGTAAGTGCTTTGCATTTACTAAAGGCGCGATGGGCTTAGGCATTGGTAAAGATGTATCGACCAAGATCGATTTACGTCCAGACAAGAGTTATGCCCATCAGGTGTACTTGTCATTCGTAGCTGGAGCAACACGCATCCAAGACGAGTGCGTTGTAGAAGTTCTTTGCACCGAGTCCTAAGCTCAGTGTAAGCAACCAAGGGGCTGAAATACGCCCCTTTTTTTTAAGTTGAGGATGAGATATGGCTAGCGAAGTTTCAATATGTAACCGAGCATTAGCTCTTTTAGGGGCCAATACCATCACCTCACTTTCAGATGGTTCAACCGAGGCTAACGTGTGTAATGCGGTTTACGCTGATGCGCGTGACGCTGTTTTACGGGGATACCCTTGGTCATGCGCTATTCAACGTGCAACCTTAGCCCAACTATCAACAGACCCAGTGTGGGGCTATGACAAAGCTTACAGCCTACCAAACGATCCACATTGCCTAGCAGTATTGGAATTAAAAGAAACGACTACATACCGCATTGAGGGCAGAACCCTGGTATGCAATACAGACACCGCGACCATTAAATATGTCGCACGAATTACAGACCCTGCTCAATTTGATCCAGCTTTAGTCTTTGCCCTAGCAAGTCGGATAGCAGCAGAGGTTGCCTATGCTTTAACCCAAAATCGCGCACTGTCAAACGACATGTGGTCAATGTCGGCAACAGCCTTAATTGATGCTTCAGTGGCCGATGGTGCAGAGGTAGGCTCAGAAAACATTAACTCAGTAATATTTGAGGTGGCTAGAGCATGAGACTAACGCCAATTGTTAACTCATTCGCCTCTGGTGAGCTATCCCCCAGGTTAATGGGTCGGACTGACTCACCTAAGTATTCCTCTGGTTGTGAGACTATGGAAAACTTCATGGCGCTACCACATGGTGGGGCAAAGCGAAGAGGGGGTACTCGCTTTATTAACGAGGTTAAAAACTCAGCGCATACAACCCGATTAATCCCTTTTGAGTTCAGCGTTGACCAGACTTACGTTTTAGAGTTCGGCAATAACTACATTCGTTTTTATACCAATGGCGGTCAAGTTCAAGCCAGTGGATCAACGTATGAGATCAGCACGACCTACACTCACAGCCAAGTAAACGAGCTACAGTTTGCCCAAAACGCAGACGTTATGTGGATCGTTCACCCTAGTCACAAACCCAGAAAATTAACGAGGTTAGCCCATGCTACCTGGACACTTGCCGATGAAGTATTTAAAAAAGGCCCATTCTTACCTGTTAACCAAGATGAGTCACTTACTCTCACTTTTGCTTCCACAAGTGCTGCGACTCAAAATCTCACTGCCAGTGCTTCTTTGTTTGACGCTAGCCACGTTGGTACTGATTGGCTGGTAGACACTAACCCTGGTAACGCGGCTGGTGAAGTCGTATGGGTCAGAGTCAATAGCGTTGCATCAGCGACAGTGGCTAATGTCACAGTCAAAGATTTAACTTATATGCCCACCGACACCAATGCTACAAACCTATGGCAAGAGGGCGCATTCTCTACGCACAGAGGCTTTCCATCAGCAGTAGTATTCTATGAGCAAAGACTTTGGTATGGAGGCACAACTCACAAGCCACAGACCCTTTGGGGCAGCAAGACAGGCATCTATGAAGACTTTGACTTAGGCGCTAAAGCCAATGACAGTTTGAGCTATGCCATTGCCAGTGACCGAGTTAATAACATTAAGTGGCTAGCGGCCCAGCGTGTGTTAATTGTAGGTACGTCTGGTGGCGAGTTTAGAATCACAGGTGGCAATGAATCTGCTATCACACCTACCAATGTCGATGTGCGTAGACAGACTAGTTATGGATCTAAGCTTGGGCATCCAGCCTATGTTGGCTCCGATGTATTTTTTATTCAACGAAGCGGTACTCAAGTTCGTAACGTAGCCTATAAATGGGAGTCTGACTCATTCCAATCGGATGATCTAACCTTCTTGGCTGAACATATCACTACAGGTGGACTTACCTCACTATCTTACAGTCATGTTCCTGATTCAATTCTATTAGGGTTACGCGCTGATGGCGCATTAATAATGCTGACTTATGAGCCAACTCAAGAAGTCATTGGATGGCACAGGCACATCACTGATGGTGAGTATAAAAGCCTAGCAGTGATCTCAGAAGATGGGCCAGATCAATTGTGGTTTGTGGTTAAGCGCACGATTGGTGGGGCCACTAAGCAATATGTAGAACTATACACGCCAGATATTTACCTAGACTCAATGATTTCCTACGCAGGTAGCGCCACAGCCTCTGTAAGCGGCCTAGCACATCTAGAGGGCAAAACTGTGCAGATCACAGCAGATGGCGCGGTACACCCTGATTTAGTGGTTTCTAGCGGTGCTATTACCTTGAATTACACAGCAACAGATATAAAGGTTGGTCTAAAATATGTGTCTAAGCTAACGCCTACTCGACCTGGCAGTAACGCAGGGTCTGGCACTACCCTTGGCAAGCTTAAGCGGTGGAATGAAATATTTGTACGTTTAGAAAAGTCAGCGATACCTACTATCAATGGTCAGCGCCCATCTGTGCGATCACCAAGCACTAATTTTGGCAATGAAGAGCCTTTAGTATCAGAAGACATTAACGTAAAAAACTTAGGCTATGACCGAGATGGCCGTATTAACATTGAACAAGACTTGCCCTTAGCCTGCCATATCGTTTCGCTATTTGGCACATTAAGTGTGGGAGATTAACTATGAGTTTTATGACAGTCCTTTCGATTCTAGGCGCGGTCAAGCAATACAGTGATGCCGATAATGCTGCTTCTAAAATGCGTGAGGCTGGCGAAAAGAATGCCCAACTTGCTGAGCTGGAAACCCAAGAGCGGATCAGACGATCGCGCTATCAATATGATCAAGAGCAAGGCCAGCGAGTTGTGGCATACGCCAAGTCAGGTGTTCAACTATCCAGTGGCTCAAGCCTAGCGGTAATGGCAGAGGCGGCTAATGTTGCAGAGCGAGAAATAAGCTTTACAGCAGAGCAGGGTAAGCGTACTGCAGCAGCCAGACGAGCAGGGGCTTCTGCTCAAGCAGATTCAATGCGTAGTCAAGGCCAAAGTTTATTGATTAGTGATGTTGGAAAAATTGGCAATGATAACAATTGGTGGGGGATCGGTTCGTGAAAATACCAGGCATTAATCAAACAGGCGTACCAGGTGCGGAGCAATTAAGCCTTGGTGCAATATCATCTGCTGCTCAAGCAAAGATGCGTACCAGCCAAGCGTTAAGTAAAGTGGTTGATGACTACCAGACTAAGGTTGTGAAAGCTGAGACTGATGAAGAGTACAGTCGTTTATCTAACGGATTCTCACGCGACACAAGCGCAGCAAAAGATGAGATCTATAACCAAGACAGGGTAGATGAGAATGGAGCGCCTACTCATGGCACCATGCTAGAACAATACCAAGCGGCTCACGACAAGATTGCCAAAGATTATAATGGTCGAGTTAAATTTAACCCTAACAAGGGCGCATTTACCCGATACGCAGACTCAACTTTAACTAATAATACCAACGCAGTTAGGGGTGAAGTGGGTCGTAGAACAATTGCCCACCTCTCAGGCGCATACGAGCAGTCTAGGATCGACTTAATGCAAAGCCCTAATGGTATGTCAGAGTTTGCAGAAGCTCAGCAGAGAGCCTTAGAAGTGGGTTTAATTACGGCTGGCAAAATGGCGACTGACTTTGATGCCTTTCAACATGAGCATCACACCAACCGAATTATGAGCGAGTTCCAAGCCGAGCGTGATATGGGCCGTGGGCAAGAGTATTTAGACTCAATTACTGGCCCAGGATCCCCCAGAGAAGGAAGTATTGAAGAAAGAAATAGCGGGTCTGGTGTAATTTTCCCCCCCACATTTGATGAGGGTGAGCGACAGCAGATGGAAAACCGCATGAACGCTGAACTGCGTAACGACCAAGTTCTTGTAGATCGTGAGATTG